GAAAGGCCGTTTCCTATGTTGGCCTCAGCTCTTATGTATTCATCACTAAAGCAGTGCGCGTTATCCATTCTTATTTTATTGTTTCTTATGTTTGTTTTCATTTTTGTTATTCCTATATCGTTTTTTTGATATTTAGTGCTCAGGGCCCTGAGGCCCAAAGTCACCTATCAGTATTACTTATTGCCCCCGTATTTGTATCCCTTGTTACCTATACCGGCCATCCCTTGAAATTTAGGTGCGTCGCCGTATTTCTGGACATGTGCCCACACTAGGCCGGCCTCATATGCTAGGCCCTCGAATACATTATCGAATTCAGCCATCACGATTAAAGACACATCTTCTCCCTTAGCAGGCTTGTGTTTAGATAGCCTACTTTGAGGGTCGCTAGTGATACCATAGTATATGGCATCCTCTGTTACGTTACTATCGAAGTCTACATCTACAAAATGATATGAGGTTTTCTCTAGTTGTTGGGCTAGTCTATAGACAAAGTATTTTGGATTTAAATTCATTTTATCCATACCTATATGCTAAAAGGTCAGCATCGTTTAAGCACTGGATACACCATATACTATCTGCGACTGTCTCATAGTCTTCAATCTCGGATTTTATTAAATCCTTGCATGAACAACACTCTAAAAGGTGTTCATTTTTGCTTATCTGATATAGCTCAGAATCAATGCTTTCAAGTTCGACGGGCATAATGTCCTAAAGGTATGGGTTATATAAAGGATTTCGGTTAATTTGTGAGGGATGGTTAAAATTCTAGCTTATTTCTCAGGTTGGTTTATAGTTTTTTATCAGCTTCTCAGGTTCTCCGTTCTCAGATAGGCCCCCCGTCTAAAGAAGAAGGGCCACACGTCTATAATCTGCTGACTACCCCTTTAAACAAATCGAGGGAAATTTTGAAGGTCATTATATAGCTCTATATAGGTATAGTAGATAAGTTACTACTAACAACAATATTAAGCTCTACAAAGCACTCCTCAGTTGGGGGCATAGTAACCTTTATATAGGCCAAAAGGTTAAAAGTATTACCAAAAGGAGAAACGACTTCAATGACAAAAAAGACGCAAAATTCAATAAAATGGATATGTAATGAAATACGAGATTTGCTCGTAAGCAAGAACGAAGCCTATGGAGATTCGGCCATAGAGCCAGACCATATTTTTAGTAAGCTCGACAATGCACAGGCAATCTGTGCACGAATCGACGACAAGCTCAGCAGGATAAAGAATGTAGGGCTTGATGATAAAACGGAGGACACCTTAGATGACCTCATAGGATATTTAATCTTACTTAAAATTGCGAGGAGCAATGCGACAGCAAGAGCGACAGTATACACTGCTTGTAATTGCAAACATGGGTGCTCTATTTGTAGCTCGAGCTGTGAATGCTCATGCAACGTAGAGCTTAATACTAATGCTGATGGAACCTTTGCTGACCATAGTCAAGGTTACGCTCCCCCGTGGAGCCATGAAGTAGAGAAGGTGACTGTGTTCGGTAAGGAGGTGAGTGAGCATGATAGAGCTTAAAGACTTAATGGAGGAGTCCTTAGTAGGACAGGCATTAGATAGAGGTGGTACAATAAAGCCTCTTTTAATAGCTCCTAAAGACTCAAAAGGCACAGGATTGTGCAACCCGTCGATTTACCATGTTCCAGATACGACTAAATATCTAGTTAATCTTAGAAACGTAGGTTATTATTTGCATCATTGTGAGGGAGAACAGAAATATCAGACACCGTGGGGTCCATTAAACTACGTTAGGGAGGATAACGACCCGTACCTGCGAACCGATAATTTTTTATGTGAATATTCTTTAGCTCAAAACAAAGTAATGAAACACACAAAGATAGATACTTCGAAATTTCCTAAAGAACCAGAGTGGGATTTTGTTGGTTTAGAGGATGCACGTATAGTAGTTTGGGATGATAAAACATATATAACTGGTGTAAGGCGCTACGCGCCTGATGGAAAGGGTAGGATGGTGCTGTCCGAGATATCTATAACTAAGAAATCTGTTAAAGAAGTATCACGCTTTATTATAGAGCCGCCGAAAGGAGAGGAGGATGCGTTCTGTGAAAAGAACTGGATGCCTATTCTAGACAAGCCGTTCCAATATATAAAGCACGCCAATCCTTTACAGATAGTAGAAGTTAAACCTTCCGCTAAGAAGGTTAAGGGTGTGTCTACAGCTACTTCCACTATTGTACATCAAGGTAAAGAGAAGCTAGACCTACAGTTAGATTTGAGAGGTAGTTCACAAGTAATATCCTACGAGGATTATTATCTCTGTGTTACTCATGAGTGTGACTACTGGCACAATGAAAAGAATGATAGAGATGCACAATATTATCATAGATTTGTAGCGTGGGATAAGGAATGGAAACTCAAAGGAACCTCTAAACCCTTTAAATTCATGGATGGTAGGATAGAATTCTGCTGTGGTATGGCTAAACACCCCGACGCTTCGTGTAAAGACTTAATGATTACATTCGGATTCCAAGATAACTCTGCATATATACTACAACTAAATGGCGGACACTTCGCTAAGCTAATGGAAGACTAGAGTTTGACTTTGAATAATTATTGGAAAACCACAGCGTGGCCTACATTAGAAATAACAACTTCTATTCCTAAGGCTGGTTGTGTAGTAGACTGTGTATTTTGTCCACAACGCGTATTACAGAAGGTATGGAACTCTGAACACTTTACCACAGATAAAGAAAGAACCATGTCTTTAGATAACTTTAAGTTAGTCATAAACAAACTACCTAAGGAAATCAGAATAACAATGTCTGGTTTTACAGAGCCGTGGTTAAACAAACAGTGTACTGATATGTTAATATATGCGCACGAGCAAGGACACCGAGTATCTGTTTTTACTACAGCAGTAGGAATGTCCCTAAAAGACGTAGAGAGAATAAAGCATATACCATTCTGTGGAGGACCCAATGGTGGTTTTACTCTACACCTACCTGATAAAGAATACAGAGCCAAGCATCCTATTAATAAAAAGTACATAGCAGTGTGTGAAGCACTAAAGAAAGCTAACATTAGTAATTTCGCTACTATGGCTATGGGTACAGTTCATCCAGAAGTAGAACATATATATCCAGATGAAGATGTAAATAAGTACGAGATGTGGCATAGAGCAGGTAACCTCCTAGGAGAGGCTGTACTAAAACCAGAAGTAAAGGAAGTGTGGAATGAGTTTAAATCTATATTACATGACACCGAGAAAACCTGCGGTTGTATAGAAGGTTTATATCACAATATACTTTTACCGAACGGCGAAGTATCATTATGTTGTATGGATTATAATCTAGAAGAAATACTAGGTAACCTATATACACAAGAATATGATGACATTCTTCCAGAACCCAACAATACGTTTGATATGTGTATGAGATGTGAGAATGGTATAGATAAACCAAAGATGGTAGCCACAGATTGGAAAGAAGAAGTAACATTAAACCCACAGGGAACATCTATAGACAGCGACAGACCCATTCTTATTAAAGAAACAACCATAGATAGATTAGATTACGAGAATTATTTCGTTCCCGAAGCTATGGTACAATACTTAGATAAAAATAGAGTCCCTGAACATGAGATAATTAGCTGGGTAAAGAATAACTTTATGCATAACGAGAAGAGATTTATAGACATAGGTGCACATGTAGGAACATACACGTGGACATTAGCTCCTCATTGTAAAGAGGTTATCTGTTTTGAACCCACCAAGAGAACTTACAATTTTCTTTGTGCTAATGTTATGATAAAAAACCTATCAGATAAAGTTACATCACACAACGTAGGTTTAGGAGAAACAACATCCAGAGAAGTATTTTACGAGAGAAGTAAAGATGGTGGTACTAATGGATTAGGTTTAAAATATAATAATGAAAAATGGTTAGGTAACGCCCAAGATAAGTATATGATTAATATTGAAAAATTAGACAACTATAATCTAACAGACGTAGGATTTATTAAAATAGATGTAGAAGGTTATGAGCTCCAAGTTTTAAAAGGAGCTTTAGTAACATTAAAGGAAAATGATTACCCACCTATACTATTTGAAAGTTGGCCAGCTAACAATACAACTAACACCAAATTAAAAGATAATTTATTCCAGTTTTTATTTAAATTGGGATATAAAATAGGTGGAACACCCCACCCTGAAATTTTTATAGCAAAGAAGGATAAATAATGCAAGAACTAAATAATAGAATAGAACAATACATCAAAGACCCAGATGAACCAACTAACTCTTTTCAGTTAGGGTATCAGTATGAACTGATGGGACACCCAGCTTCTGCAATGGGATACTATCTCAAATGCGCAGAGTTAACAGATGACAACAAACTAGCGTATGAATGTCTTTTAAGAAAGGCAATGTGCTATCAATCCTTAAAGGATAGAAACGCACATGTAAGAAACTGTTGTTTATTAGCAATAGGATTAGCACCAGAAAGACCTGAAGCTTATCACTTACTAAGTATATCATACGAACGAGCTGGTTTATGGCAAGAGTCTTATGCGTGGGCCGTAGCTGGACAAAGGTTGAATGGTATAAGTAAAAAAGATGCATTGGATACCTTTGTTAATTTTGAAGGCTACTTTGTATTACCTTTCCAAGAAGCCGTTTCATTATGGTGGTTAGGTAGATTTAAAGATTCATTAAAAAAATTTAAGGAAGTTTCAGAAATGGAATTAACACCAGCGTATGTTGGCCATGTTAAATGGAATATAGATAATCTCGAGGGAAAGGATGCAGATGAATTATCGGGCCTAACAAAAACAAGTACCCAAGATAAAGAAGAAATAATAAAAAGAATATTAGCAAAGAAGAGTGATAAGAAATGATGTTAACCCCAGATAACAATGTTGGGTTCATTAGTAGTGAACAATACAAAGAAATGAAATCACTAGATATCGACAACCCTGACGATTATTTTAAATATAAGGAAGGAGAGATAGTTGATAAAGACTTGGAAGTTTTATTATTAGATTCAGTTAAACACATCAAAGTTACAAATAATAATCACACAGTTGTAATAATTGATGATTTTTATAATGACCCTGATTCAGTAAGAGACTTTGCTTTAACTCGTAATTATGTACCACGTGGTGAACATGGTGCAGTAGGATATAGAACATTAGACCACTATCACTTCGAAGGAGTTAAAGAAAGATTTGAGAATATACTCGGAGGTAAAATGATAACAGGGAAAAAGCTAGGTGGATGGGATTACCAAACTAATGGTGTGTTCCAACATTGTATGGCAGAAGACCCCTTCGTAATACATGCCGATGCCCAACAATGGGCTGCTATGGTTTATTTAACACCTGATGCACCACCTCAATGTGGAACAAGTATGTATAGACATAAAGAATCAGGTCTAGATTCTATCAGAGGTGACGACTGGGATTTATTTAAAGGTAACTTTTATGATGAGACACCTTTTGAATTAATAGACAAGATAGGGAATAAATATAATAGATGCGTTATTATGGATGCAAAGTTGATACACGCAGCATCAGAATACTTTGGAGATTCTATGATGAATGATAGACTATTTCAAATATTCTTTTTTGATACGGAGAATAAACAATGAGTGAAGAAAAATGGACCGCGAGCCATATGAGGCTCAGCCCAAGTAAGATTAATACTTACTTAAAATGCCCGAGAGAATTTTACTATAACTATATAGCTAAACTTCCTCAGAAGAAAACCATACACCTCTTTAGAGGTACATTGGTACACCAAGTATTGGAAGACCTATTTAAAAAACAATTCCGTACTTTACCTCAGTGGGAGAAAGGAGTTCCCAAAGCTTGGGTACAAGAACAGTTTGAGACTGGTTGGGAAGAAAAGATAGCTAAACACAAATGGTTATGGGATGTACATACTAAAGAAGAGATGGATTCTATGTATATGGAGACAGAAGCTCTTTTACAAAACTTTGTTGACTCAGTTGATAAGAAGCTAACAGAAATGGTGGATTGGAAAATATTTAAAAACAAGCAACAAGCTTGGAATGCTGTAGCACCTAAATACGCTGAGAAGTGGGTTAAGTCTAAAGAATATGCAATAGTAGGAGTTATCGATGTTGTTTGTAATGATTTCGATGGTGGTACTACATTGTTAGATTACAAGACGAGTAAGCGCTACGGAGCATACTTACCAGAGGAATACTACCGTCAACTAATTATCTATGCGTTTCTATACACATTAGAGATGGGAGAGATGCCTAACTTTGTAGGCGTTAATTACCTACGCTTTGATGATACCTTCTTTGTAAAGGTTAATCAGAATGTACTTGATGAAGCTAAAGACTTAATTAAGATGGTGCATGATGCAATCAAAGAGAGAGAAGAGTACGAAGATAAATATGAGCAGAAGCCTCAGAACTTATGTAAATGGTGCTCGTTCTATAAAGGTAACGGCGGCCCTTGCGCAGTAGAGCTTCCTAAATGGAAACCTAAGTTTTCAACACGAAAGAAAGAGAATTATGCTGATGTAAGCAATAAGCTGAAAGGTACTCTTGATATAGAGAGTCAATCTCAGTTCCCAGACTTCGACTGAGGGTAATCTTTAAATACCAGCGTCATGTAAAATAATACATGGCGCGCGACGATTACGGAGCTATCTCTGTAATTTCTGATGATGAACGAGAAGCATTAGGGATTGGAGGTAGAAGACCAGACGAAGAAGAAGGTCTTTTCGAAACACTAGGTAAAGCTGGTGATAAGCTAGGTAATACTAAACTCGGACAGAAGATAGGTTCTATCTTAACTGTTATGATTTTAGCTATGTTTGGTAGTGGAATCGCTGACGTTGGTATGTTATCTGATTTATTTGGAGACGAAGAACCAATAGGACCTATAGGCGGATGTATGGATAACAGCGCGATTAACTATAATCCTAAAGCTACATTTGATAATGGAGTTTGCTCATTTCCTCCACCCGTAATTTATGGGTGTACAAATCCCGAAGCGGATAATTATAATAACGCAGCTACCCATGATAATGGGCGATGTCAATTTCTTGGCGGCCCAGTCAATAATAACACAGGTAACAATGAGACCCAGACTAATGAGACAGTCTATGGGTGCATGGACATAGATGCTGAGAACTACAATGACCGAGCTGAGGAGGACGATGATACTTGCGAATATGAAGAGTATGAGTGTACTACTAATAATACTTGGTTCTATAGAGGTATGCAGTATGGTAACCACTCTAGAGAAGACAACACACTTAACATTACTATAGACATAGATACTAATTGTGACCAAGATACATTACCAGTCATGGTAACGTTCGATATAGGTCATATTAAAATTGTAGACAACGAAACAGTTTGGAATGGATATATGTGGACTGACCATTACTACAACATCACTGGATGGGAAGCAGATGAGTATACTCTCGCTTCAGGTCCAGAATACTTTACAGAACCCTATACTGGATGGTATATGGTATACGTTAATCTCTACGCTGATTACAACCGAAATGGTACATATGAATATGTAAATTACTTTTTTATAGAGGAGATAGTTTTGGAGGAAGAGTGATAGAATGGATATTAAAAGTGTTGGAAGTGATAGGAATTGTGTGTGTTTCTCTGGGTATGATTATTATACTGAAGATGACAAATGCAATTGTAAAGAGAACACCGAAAACAAAAAAGGAGAAAATAACAATGAGTAAAGAAGCAAGAGAAGGAGTCACGTTTAACGACGTCTTTATGTTTATGATTGCAGTTCCGTTAGTTTTACTCTGGGTAGGTTTTGCAGGAGCAGTAATATATGTGGGTCTAGGAGACAACGCAGTATTAGAATCTATAGAGTCATACACAACGCTAATAGCAATACTAGGTGGGCCAGCCCTACTTATTATAAAAGATGCATTAGATGTATGGAAGCAAGAACAAGCAGAGAAAACAGCTTTCTATAAAGTTAAAGCACAATCCATTATAGATTATAACGCGTCTGTGTTACAACAATCGCAAGATATAGAAGCAAACGAACAGACACAAGACCATAAAGAAAGAGGTAAAAAATGAATGACTTAGAAGTAAAAGATTTGTACATACAAGTACAACAAATGAAGGCTGAATTGGATTCAGCAATAAAACAAAATAAAAGCTGTAAGTGCGATTGTAAGTGCAGTAAAGAGGAGGAATAAATATGCCAACCGAAAAAATATACAACGAACTAAAAGGTGAACACTTTCACACAAATAACGCAGATATGGAATTGGATTTTGCCAAACCATCACAAGCAGAGATAAATGAGATGACCTATAAGAAACCCATCACATCATATAAGAGCTTACCAGAGAGACCACTACAAATTAGTGAAGGTACTGGTAATGGATTATACAAGGATGGCTTTACGCCAGTAGAAAACATTACATGGATGAGTAAGGTTAAAGACTTACCAAACGATAGTGCAAGCATAAGCAAGAGAGAGGAATAAATCAATGCCACGATACAAGTTAAATTCCTTTAGTGGAGGGGCTTCCCTTGGAGCATTCAATAATATGTCCGCCGATGCTTACGTTTCAGGTACAGCTACACCAAATTCATATACGGATTTGTATACACCCGTTTTAGACTCAGAAGGACAAGACATTTCGTGGAGAGGTGGAGAAAACATAGTAATTATGGGTGCAGGAAATAGTGTAACAGGTTCAGATAGAAAAACTTATCCCGCTCAAGGTATATTGGTTAATGGTTCCGGTAACAGCCTAAGTAAAATCAGTCCGGGGTTCAAAGCCGGCATTATGATACATGGTTATGGAAATATAGTAAGTGGTGCCGATGATGCTTGGGGTGCTAATCCTTCTGATGAAATTAACTACGGCCATGGTGCCGCAATTTTTGGTTATAACAATAACATAGGTCATACTTATGCTGACTTTATAGCAGGTACCCGAAATACGACTATTGGTTATGCTTATGGTCCTGCTTTTATACTAGGGACTCTCAACAGCGGTACTAATATCACTAGTAATGCATTTATAGCTGGATACAGTAATAACACTATCAATACAGGTATATATGATACAGGTATGGCTGGTGGCTGTATGATTGGGAAAAATAATAATACCGCAGGTAACAATAACTATTTAATTGGTACAGGTAATACTGCTAGTGGTAATAGTATGTATGCTTTCGGTACTAATAATACTGTAACAGGGTTATCCAATTCAAATTTGGGCTCAATGGTTTTTGGAAAATCAAATCAAGCTGGTAAAGACCAAACTTATATCTTAGGGCGTAATAATATATCCATTACTGCGGGTATGATAGGTATCGGCTCGGGAAACACTAACTTAGCAAATCAAAATGTCCCTTCAATATTTATGGGTTCAGATAATACAGTAGCAACGACAGCATATGAGGACGGAACAAATCAAATACCAGCTGTAATAAGTTTGGGATATAGAACTAAAGTAATATCCCCAAACACTATAGCATTCGGTATGACACCAGCTTCGGTGGCCGTTGGTGCAATGCAAACTACAAGAACAGCTATGTTTATTTATGCTAACAGTAGCACTACTTTAGATGCTACCCCCGTAGCCGGTGTGAATCAAATCAATATTGAAACAGATAGTACGGTAGGATTTAAATACACAGTAACAGCTCGTAGAACGGATGTAGATGGTGGTTCTGCTTATTGGGAAGGTAGTGGACTTATACGCAATGATGCAGGAACAACGGCACTAGTCGGCGCTGTAACTAAAACTAAAATAGCATCGGAAGGTATTACCGCAGCAGATGTAAACTTTACGGCAGATGTTGCTAATAATGGATTGATAGTAACATTTACAGGTGAAGCAGCTAAAACAATACGATGGTACGCGAATGTAGATTGTAACTCGGTGGTAGGTTAAACATGACAAAACTAAATAAAGAAATAAAAAATATATTGACACTTGATAATACTTCATGTGCTTATATAAAACACACGTTAGTGTGGGAAGAAAAGATGGAAGAAAGTGAAACTCACCCAAGTGGTAAACGAGGTATAGATGTAGACAATGGAGGTTATAAAGTTACAGACCAAACTGTAACGGAATACGGGAAAAATAATACATTAACCAAGTTACAACCACTAAGGGATGCTATTAAGGGACTTACAGGGTTATCACAAACCACTGGGCCTATATATCTTTCTAGTGAAGATGGAGTATTAGAACCTTTTAATCTCTCAACAGGGACCTATGCAGCAGATACAGTAGCTTCAGAATTTGCAGACCTTATCGATGAGTTAGAAAATTAATATGGCTCCACGTAAGAAAACAGCCGCAGCTAGTAAGAAACAAGCTGCTGCACGTAAGAAAGCAGGTGGGTCTAATGCAGGAAAGTATAAAGGAGTAAAAGCATTTGCTGGACCTTCTGGAGGTGCGCCAGCCGGTACTTATCCTATAAACACACTTGCTCGCGGTAAAGCAGCTATTAAGTTATCAGGGAACGCCCCAAGACCAGCAGGAATTAGAGCGGCAGTTTACAGGAAATACCCACAATTAAAACCAAAAACCCAAAAGAAGAAAAAGTAAGCTTTATATAGAACGCCCTTCTAAATATAATAGGCTCTCACAGTAGGGCCAAAGCTTCACTGGATACTTATCGCAAGCGTCTTTGAGGGAGCCCAAACAACAAAGGACAAATATGTCAAATAATACAACAAACGAAACAAACGAGACGATGGATGATGGTAACATCACCAATCTTCTTGAGAATGTAGAAGAATCAGGAATCTTAGATGGTCTTATGGACGACCCAGTACTTTTAGTACTTGCTGCTCTAGTATTAGGTTTAGGTGCTTATATAGCATATACCGTACCAGCAGTGAAAGCGTTAGTCTTTAAATACTTAAAGAACAACGAAGCAGAAGTGATGGCTTTATTAGATACTAATCTAACAAAGGTCCAGATGAAAGCATTCGAAAAGCTGGATGAAACAGCTCAAAAGCACGTAAAAGACTCTTTAGTTAAAAATATCTTGTTAACAGCATGGGATGAGAAGGACGATGAATTAGCCGCATTGGTTAAATCTAAAGTCAAATCATCACTTGATGAAGGCAAAGGACTTTGAACGTAGAGGAATACGAGCAACGATTACGTCAGAGAGTTGGAGAAGCTGAATATGCACGTCATAAAGAGCTTGTCCGTCTTCTGGCGCGTAATCTTACTCTTGAAGACATACTGTGGGAAGAAATTCTTGTATCTATTCGGGATGTTAACGCTCGAACAGAGCTCTTGCGCCAAAGAAATACAATCGTTAAAGACATACATACAGAGTTCAGAGCACTGAACATAGAAGTACCCACTACTGTAGAAAAGAATACTGAAGCTTTTGCTTCATTTTTAGGAGAATTATCGGATGATAAAGGAACACACAAATCTGAAAAGCCTGATGACAGGTAAAGGTGGATTAGATTCAAGAACTTTAGAAGATATATTCAAAAACTGTAGACAAGATAAAGAAAAGATGCGCAAATTAGTGAAAGCTTTTTGTACTACTTACTTAATAGATGGAGAACAAAGACCATTACTACTTAGACCACTACAAGAAGATATAGTTTTAGAAAGTCTAATGCTTAGAGAGGATGGTAAGCAAACTAAACTAGCCATCTTAGCTCCACGAGGCAGTGGTAAATCGTTCGCTTTGTCTGTAGCGGTAACTGTATATATGTTCTTTAATAGATTTAGAGATTTAGTATTTATATTGGCTCCTACAGAAGACCAAGCTGCATTAATCTTTAACTATGTATATAGACATTTTGCAGATAATTCCTTTTTAAATGGCTTAGTTAAGAATTATCGTTTTCATAACAAGCCCAACATAACACTTAAGGGGGGCACAATAATGCGTAGAGCTCCATTGGCGCCTAGTAACCAAGGACAAGCTATACGGGGACAACATCCTACATT